AAAAAAAAAAAAAAAGAATTAGTAAGGTTGTTATTATTATTATTTCTTATAATTGCTACGAAGTCAAAACCCACTCTTCACTCTTCACTCATCACTTTTGTAAGTATAGAATACTAATCATCACTTTCCGATTCACAATCATCATCAACAGGGACGCTAATCAGGCAACCTATATTAAATAGTTTTTTTAGCCCAACAATATCAAATATTAAAACATTTCCTTTATTTGTATGTAATCCTTGAGTAACGTGCAAAATATTCAATCGTTTTAACCGAACGCCGAATGCTTGAATTGTTAGCTTGTAATCAATCTTACATTTTTCTAGCCATTTCAAAAACTTTTTAAACCAATCTGCACTTAATTTTTCTACTGTTGTATTGTTATAATATTCTGATGCAACTGATTTAATCCAGCTCTCAATTGGTGACACTTTCATTTCTTGTAAATCAGACTGGTATGTAGTTAAGGGCATTGGGATTGTGCTAAATTTATCCATATTCGGAACAGATTTAAAATATTCATAGCAGGTCTTGACAACATTTACGTCGTCTATTAAAGTATATAAAACATTGAAGTATTCTTTATCGCCACATTTCTCGTCACTGCTACGAATAATAAGATTACGTCTGTCTCCTTGTTTAGTGTTGATTGGTTCTTCATTATTTGTTGTAATTAGGAAACGATGAAACGATTGGATTTGATATTTCTGAACGCCTTTATTATTGATTGTTAGTTTCGGGTCAGTAATTAAACCCTTTATCTGCCCTTCGGTTTCCATTGTTTCCTTTTTTGATAATTCATTTAAATTAACTAGAAAGGTGTTTGCCATTTGTGCATTAAAATCGCCCCACACGTCACGGCTTGGTGTTGTTGTTTCAAATACTTTTTCATCTCCCAGCATTTTACACAATAATCTCATCAAAGTTCCTTTACCAGCTCCCTCTTTTGAAATTAATGTTGGACAGATGGATTTAATTGCAGGGTATTGAATCATTTGTGAAATCCATTTGATAAAGTAGTCATATACGACTTCATCATTTCCACAGAGAATTTTGATATGCTCTAAAATAGTAAAAAGCTCATCCTTCATTTCAACATATTCAGTAACTAATTCCATTTGGAAAGGTCTCCACAAATTATAGTAATTTTCTGGACATTCCAATCCAGTAGGATATATGCCGATGTCATCTTTTCTATTTTGTTTAGGATTTGAGTCTAGCCAGTCACTTATAAACCCTTTTGTAATAGTTTTTACTCCATCTTTTGTGTCTTGTTCCTTCTCATACACAAGGTGACTATATGCTGATTTGAGTTGCTTATCATTTAAAATAATTATCTTGTTTTCAAACTCTTTAATAAAGAATGCTTTGTTAATAATTTTTAGATGGTTTAGTTCAAATTGTAGAGCGACATTTTCAAATGATTTTTCTTTATTATCTGGAGATGCATTAACAATTGTTTCATCAAAATCATCTGGAACGCACAGGGTCATATTGTGTTCTTTGTAAGTCCAACTCATATTAAGGTCAGGCATTTCAGTATCAACGTAATTAGTAATTTCGTCTAGCAATTCCGTATTTTGATAATGATTGCCGTATATTTGACATCCATCAAACATTAGTATAGCAATTTCCAACTGGTTTTTATTAATAATATGAATAGCGTGTTGTAGGATAATATTTTCGTAGAAACAGAGAATACGATTGACTGCACAACCATTATAATTATTATCTCGTTTATCCTCTGGAACTGTGTCAAATAGGTCTTTATAATTGGTTAAGTTAATAAGTTTTTTCTGTATTTTTTTCATTTCCTTATCGTAGTCCTTAAAGTGTTGAGGGTTTTCTGTATTACGGCACATCTTATCCTTATTTGTAGCAACTAAATAGGCGGTTTTTCCAATATCTCTACTGGCGAATTTACCAAGACATTCATCCCTATTATTAATATAGTATTCTAATTGCGGACACTCAATATCGTGTTTCTTACAGATGAAACGCAGTATAACAGGGTGAGCATTTGCCATATCAATATCAGTTGTGATTCCACGCATTAATAAGCCACGATATTTTCCCCAGATTCCTTGAGAAGAGCCTCCTGAAAAAAGCCGACCGCCTAATCCAGCGGGTGATTTTGCTGAATACGAATAAATCCTTGTTGTAATACCTTTCGTCTTAATATTACATTTGCAGAACTGCTTCAAAGTGTTAAACCAAGATTTCACATCTGACAATTTTGGCTTTGCCTTTTTATTGGCTACAGCGTCGTCTATACAATCCTGTTTAAACTCGTTAAAAGGAATACTATTGAGAAAGTGGATAGGGCGTAAAGGTAGGCGTTCAATGATTTCCATTTCTATATAATATATAAATATATTCTTTTTATATATTAAACGCCTAAATAGAATATTACAGAAATAATCTAAATCACTCAGCATCCGCCATTAATGCCTCGCCAATAGCAGTCCAGTCAATATCATTCATCCCGAAATTGTTATCTTCATCGGGTGTATCTACAGGTTCAGGCACTACTTGAGTTGGTATATCAAGACGAGATTCAGAGTCTGATTGTGAAGGGGGTATGGCACGACCGCCTTTTAATTGACGTATTCCGTTGATAAGCCTTATAGTGTGTTTATAATCTCTGGGGTCAACGGGTTCAGTAGGGTCGGTGATGTGAGATACAAGATGTTTAATGATGGTGCTATAATTATCCAGAACATCGTGTCCTTTATAATGACTACCTCCTTCAGCTATAGTAGTAGAAAGGTGTAATGGTGTGTATGTAGAGGGGTTTTCGCCTAAACGTCTGCCCAGATGTAATGGGGTATATGTAGAGGGGTCTTCGCCTAAACGAACGCCTCCTTCAAGACGATCTCTTTCTTCTTGTTCTATTGTTAATAACAATACCCGCTGTTCGCTATTAATATTATTAAGAATTTTATCTCTACTATTTTTCAAAACAGCAACTAATTCGTTATAATCATCCTCAAATTGTCTGCCTAATCTTCGTCTGGCATTAAAAGGTAATTCTGCATATCTGGAAAATAATTCGTTTCTGTCAGTAGTTCTTCTGGATAGAGCTCGTTGTATTTGTGTATTAAAATCTGTTTCAAGGTTTTCTCTGGCTTGATTGAATCTTGCTATAATTCTTTCTCTTGATTCGTTTGGATTTTGTCGTGGTGGTAGTCGTATTTGTAGTTGTGGGGTAGGGACAACAGCTCTTCCTCCTGTTATAATTCCACTATTACGTAATAATGCGATTGCCTTATCTATTGACTGCTGGGCGTTGGGGTCAAACTGATTAGAATTATCTCTAAAGGAGTTTGGCATCATACCATATTTACTATACACTGAATCATTAGAATGTATAATCTGGTTAAGGTCGTATTGTAGTGGTTGTTTAACAAATGACCTCATCTCTGCACTCAATCCTTTTTGTAGAGAAGAAGCCCCGCCTCTATAACCTGCGTTCTCTCTAAATCTGTTCGGACCATATTTAATAGGAGAATCTCCGCCGATGTAACCTGCACCATCAAACAAATCAGGATTAAAATCCTCCTCATCCTCATCAAAGCCTTTTTCAGCAATATCGTCTAGCAAATCACTATACATTTCATCTTCTCTTTTCCGTTTATTCTCATTTTGTTCATCTCTTAATTGTTCTTGTAATGAACCAGTAATAAAATTATCTCTTGCGTATTTTTGTAATATATCTAATTTTTTTTTATCTTTTACAGCATCTAATCCGAACGTTAATTCTTCAATATTTTTCGGAATATAGCTTCTCTGTTGTTCAGAATAATATCTAAAAAACTCTTCAGGTGTATGAGTTCTTGCTATATGTCTCGTCAAGCCTCTGTCGTTCATTCTTTTATCACAAACAGGACAACTCTTTTCACCACAACCACTCATTCCGTATCCCTTACCGATTTCTTTAGCCTGTTTTGCTGCAGATTCACCAGCCTTTTCGCTCATTATTTTAAGTATTTCGTTGTCTTGACGGCTTCTAGGGTCGTAAGGTCGTCCGAATTTATCCCAGAATTCGTCTGCGACTATTTTCCCTAATAGAGGATTACCAGTAAGAGCGGTTGAAGCAGCCATTGCACCGACATCATATACAGGTTTTACAACGGCTACAACTGCAGGTAGGAGATTTTTATTAGTAACTTCTCCTAATTTAACACCGACCTCTGGTTTATATTTGATACCTTGATATACAGGATTTATTACATTAATGTCCTGAACAAAATCTGAAACACCATACTTTTCTTTTTTTTTCGGAGAATAATCTTTTTTAAAACGTGTAGGGTTAAGAAATTGATCCGTATCTTTTAAAACACTTATACTCGCACCACCCTTTTTCTTCTTTTTCAGTTTATCAATTTCGTCGGAGAATCTTTCACTAGCGTCACCTGTAGCGGGTCGGTCTTCTCTGCCCATTGTCTGACGACTAATAAATTCGTCTGCTAATTGTTTTTTAACTGCTGCAGGAATACTTGGTGCTTCAAACTCTATACCTCTGGTGTCTGTCATCAGAGAATTAGCATACCTTTCTGCGTCTTCTATTTGTTGTCTGGTGAGTTGAGGATGGCGACCGATAATAGATTTTACCCAACCCATCATCCCGCCAGTTTTCATTCCAGCACCAATCTCTCTTTTTTTTAAATAATCTAATACCGATGGAATGGTCTTTTTTAAAAGGGCAATATTTCTTTCAATGTCTTCTATAATCTCATTATTTTTTAGTTGTAGTGGCGAGTCATTTAATCCTGTTTTTGATTTAATATACGTATTTTTAGAACGTAATCCCCGTAATTGTTTCATTAACATCTTAATTTTTTCATCCACTGGTATATCAGGTTCTTCCATCCCGCCAGTTTTAGAACCACCTACAAAATCGCCCTTTTCAACACCTTTAACTTTCTTGACGATTTTATCTACATATTCGTTATAGGTGCTTAATGCGTTAGGGTGACTCTTATACCAGTCTGCTTTACTGGTGTCTTCATTAGCACCATACCAACTTTTTAAATTGTTGAGGAGGTTATTGTATAGAGTTTTCGCCTTTTCTATTTTAGCCTGTAGTTTAGCGTCTTTTTTCTCAACCTTGCGTTCTTTTGCACGTTTTGTGGTGTTAGCGATTTTAGCCTTTCTTGCTTCTTCGGGGTCGGCGTATTTTTTAGGTCGTCCAGCCTTTTTACCCTTTGTATCTGGTATAACCCTATTTACATCTTCGGCTAACATACCCTGTTGGTCTGCTATTTTACTATCGAGTGCCTTATTTAAAGAACCTTTATTTTTTAATACTGCACGAATAGCTGGGCTACTGAAGCCCTCTATAGGGGTGGCTGATTCAAAAATATCTTCTAAAGACTCTCTTCGGGCAATTACGGGTTTATCCTCCATTGACATTGTGATATTTTCCTGTTTTTCTTTTTTTGTAAGACCTTTCGCCTTTACGGCTTTTACGGCTTTAACACCCTTGTATGATGCACTACACTCTGGATTAGACATTGCACACATATAACTTAAATTATTTTTTCTTGCGAATGCTTTGACGTGGTCAGTCCACCTGTTTCCTGCTCCTGATAATACCATTATTATATATATTACTAAATATATAATAATTTATTCAACTTTTATACTTTTAAGAAAAGTATATCAAAATTTTGCTCCACTTTTGAAAAAGTGGATTTTTAAAAGTATATTTATTCATCATTTTCTTTTTTTGATGAAACAGGAGGAGTTAAAGGAGCGTGAGTCATTCTAAATTCTTCTTCTTTCTCCTCTGATTCAGTATCACGAATTATTTTAAGACAACAAAAATCAACTTCTTTGCACTTTGATTTATACATCATACTAGCACACTTTAAAAAAAACCCAGTAAGAGTAGTTAGCAATAAAGTGTAGAAAATCTCACTCAACATTCTATATACTATACTTTTATAAAAATATACTTTTAGAAAAAGTATAGCAAAATAATTCCGCTTGTTTTTGCTATACTTTTTCTAAAAGTATATCTACAGGAAATTTAATTTTTTGTAGTTCAATATCAATTATTTTCTCTAAATAAGAATCGTCTAACCCCCAGAGTTCATATTCTTCTCCTTCAATCTGTTTCTGTATAGAATGGACTTGATTACCAATTTCGTCAAAAAGATTAATAATCAGAGTGATTGAGGTGTGTAAGACCAGATTACAAAAAAAGACATTATATCTTTTTATTCGGTGGGTTTGAACAAAATCAAAGTCAATATCAGAAGAAGACATTATAATATATGATTAGATAAAAAATTAGGCTATTCTTGTCATAGTAAAAAAACTTAATGATTGTATAGACCCTGTTGTTCCAGAAAGACCCATTTGTAAAGTATAACCAGATACTGTGGCTCTAACAACTTGAGTTCCATTTGCGTAATAATTATTAAAAGTTGATCCATTAACTATTGCTGTCATAGGAAATCTTATCGCACTTACTCCAGTCCCTCCAAGAAAAGGAAATAATGCTGTAGGAGCACCTGCTGTGTTAAACTGAACATCAAAACAACTTAAATATACACCTTCTGTTGGAATGCTTATAGTCCCAACTGTAAATAATCCACTTTGCACCCCAGTATTTAAAGTTGCTGTCAGAGTGTATCCTATCTGACCTGATGTAAAAGTAGGAATAGTAGAATATAATGGTGTAATCGTGTTCAATCTAATAGTTTCACTCGTAGTCCCTAAAGTAATTTGATTAGGAGCGGTAGAAAGAGCAAAAGCACCAATAGCAACAGAATTAGCATAGGTAGCAGTAGTAGCAGCATTTCCAATAGCAATACTACTATTTCCAGTTCCAGTAGTAGCAGTATTACCAATAGCAATACTACTAGTTCCAGTTCCAGAAGTATTTTTCCCTATTGAAATTGAATCAGCCCCTTGATTAGTTTGACCTGCCCCTACACCAATTGCTATAGAATTTGTTTTTTGATTAGTTTGACCTGCCTCAAAACCAATAGCAACAGAACTACCTGTATCAATGCCATCAGTTGTTCCTTGACTAATTTGACCTGCTTGAGGACCTATCGCAACACAATTATTTTTTTGAGTTATCTTACCAGCTAGAGCACCTAAAGCTACACAATTATTTCCCTGATTATCATTTCCAGATTCGTTTCCCAAAGCGAAAGAATCAAAACCCTGATTAGTTTGACCTGCCAGATTCCCGATTGAAACAGAATTAACACCCTGATTTATTGTTCCAGCGTCATTTCCAATATGTATTTTGTCATTATTTACTCTTAAATCAGTAGCAGTAACTAAAGCATTAAAAGTTTTAGCTCCAGTAGCAGTTTGTGCAGTAGTTAATGTCATTACATTACTATCACCACCAGTTCCTGTAAAATCAACAGATGAAACAACAGACATATATATATTGCTAAAGATAATAAAAATTTGCTCCACTCAACCTTTCTAAAAGGTTGAACCAAATTTTGCTATACTTTTCTCAAAAGTATAAAGGTTGAGTGGATATAGTATATCCCGTTAAAATATAAAGATTATTATCTTTAGATTAATATATATGGAAGTTCCAATTTTTAATCCGTTTCAATACAAACCGAATATTTCAGAGTCCAGCAAGAAATTATATATTCACAATCTGGTAAAGTTGAATGGTGGAAAGCCAGTTAAGGATTTAAAGTTTCTGTCTAAACCCGATGATATTTTAGCAAAGTTGGAAGAGGTAAAACCCAATACAAGACGAACATATCTAATAGCGATTGTCAGTTCTCTTAAAGACCGCCCCGAAGCCAAGTTTAAGAAACTCTACGCCAAGTTTTACGAACCTTTAGACAAATTAAATAAATCTCTAAAAGATAATACAGAAAAAACCGAAAAGGTTAAAGATAACTGGATGGAACAATCGGATATAAATACCTGTTTAGAAAAACTCAAAGATATAATCCCAGAGATAAAAGATAAAAAGAAAATTTTACCAGAGGAATCTCAACAATTATTAAAGTTAGTAGTTCTTTCTCTCTATACACTACAAGCACCCCGTAGAAATAAGGATTATATAGATTGTTTTATAGTCCGAAAAGTCCCAGAGGATACAACAAAGAATTATTTAGACATTACAGACTGGAATTTCGTATTTAATAATTACAAGACCCAGAAGAAATATAATAAGCAGGTAATTCCTGTAGAGCCAGAATTAAAAGAAATACTACAACAATACCTAAAGTTCCACCCAGATGCAAAGACAATTTCAAAAAAGAAATTTGAAGTTCCGTTTCTACCGCTAAACTCATCTACAGATATGACAAGAATGTTAAATAATATACTTGGTAAGAAGATAGGTTGCTCGATGCTTCGGGCTATTTATCTAACAGATAAATTCGGCAAGGAGCAGAAAGACCTAAAAAATACAGCAACCAGTATGGCTACTAGTGTGGAAACAATCCAGAACAATTATATTAAACAGGACTAAATCAACCTTTTAGAAAGGTTGAACCAAATAACCTATTTACCACCGACTAATTAGGTCTGTCTATTTTCTATTTTAGGACTCTAAAATAAAAAAGAAAAAAGGAAAAAAATAATCTAACTACCTAACTACCTAACTACCTAACAACCTAACTAAATTTTGCTCCACTTTTTAAAAAGTGGATCTACCTAACTAACGCCCCAATGCTGTAGCGAATCTTATACAAGCTCTACAATGATAACACTCCCTACATACATTATTTTCACATCTGGAGTTTAGAGTAGCAGGACATCTGCGGGTGGTTCTTCTACTACACCCACCTTCACATACCTCACGTTGTCTAGGAGCGACTGGTCTAACTATCCGTAGAGGTGGAACTGGACTAGGTGTATTTAATATCCGTCGCATTTCATTCAGATTGTTCGTCCGTTGTATTTCATTAAATCTTGCGATTAATCTCGGATCAGGTGTTAAATTTAATTGTCTTGGCGGATTAGCAGATAAAACTCTACAACGTTCCTCTAAATCTTCGTATGATGGTCTAGATTTAACACGGCAGAGTGGGCAAGGAAATATTCTAATTCCTGTGTCAGACAATATACTACTATAATCTTTTAATTGCCCGATGCACGGAATACAGAGCGGATGAGAACAAGTCCTATCCAGTGTATTACAGGTTGGTTCTAAACATACTGGGCAATCGTTCATTACTGGGTTCATTTCTGTCTTCACTATTTTGTTGGTATTTGATATATGGGTAAGTATAGGACAAAAAAACATTTCAATTTTTTTTTAAAAACTATTTAAAATACTTTTACTACTTTTTACCCCCGATTAAATAGGTCTGTCTATTTTATATTTTTAAGACTTAAAAATAAAAATATAAAATAAATATATAATGTTAAACACACAAAATATAAACGACCTGTTAAATAATTGTAATAATGAATTGGCTGTCCACAATGCGACCTTGATGAAGTCCACTGACAAACAATCAAACAAGGTATATATGAAACATATTCAGGCAATCTTAAAAATAATCCAATCACTACAATATTACAAAAATCTTGAAACGCCCGAAGAGGTTGAGAAAAAGAAAAAATATTAAACTCAAATTTTGCTCCACTTTTTCAAAAGTGGAATTAAGCCTTCACATATTTAGCAACAACGTAATCAGCCGACGCACCCCCTACTTCTTGGTCTGCAGTATTTTTTAATTTATTAACGAGTTCTTTGTATTGGTCGTTGTCGTAGCCCATCTTGAAACACTCTATACGGAAGATACAATGACGACCACAGGTCTGGATATTATTAGCGAGTTTCTGGAATCTAAACTTATTAAAAGAAGTTTTAAAACCATCCTTCTCTGCTTGATTCATTAATCGGGTCATTTCATTCGTTTCTTCTCCTAAACAAATACGAATCATACGAGAGATGAATTTCCAGTCGGTGTCGTATTTAGCCCCGTAGGAATTAAAATATTCTATATTATTACCATTACGTAATATGCACACCCAATGTCCGCTATTGAATTTCTGTTCAATAAGAATAATCCTAAAGTCTGATTTATCTGGTAGTAGATCGGTAATACTATTATAATTTTTAAGGTCAGCGTATTTAATAATATCTTCAGGTTTTACACCAATATATGACTCTAGTTGTCCATCAGTTAAAGGTATATTAATTCGTTTTATAATAGAAGCATTATCGTCCATCTTTATTATATATCCACTTTTAAAAAGTGGAGCAAAATTTTTATATACTTTTCTTAAAAGTATAAACGTATATTCGTTTATTTTAGATTATTACTTTCTTTAGGAATAGTAAATGGTTCATTATAAACTATCGTATGCATACGGAAAAGCCCAAGAATCAAGAATCCACCCTGTTATCAAGGACTTTTTTAAAAAGGATATTCAACAATCCGTAGGACAATATGATAAATATGACTTTTTTGATGGTGACACCAACTACGAGGTCAAGTCCAGAACAAATAATTACTCTAAATACCCTACTACAATGATTACCTTTAATAAGTGCTGTAATTGTGATAAAGATAAGGAACTAATCCTACTTTTTAATTTCACAGATGGATTATATTATATCAAGTTTGACGAAACAACATTTAGAAGTTATCAAAAGAACCTGTTTAGCAGAGCAAATCTTGTAGAAGATGAAAAAGAACATATATACATACCCATTACCGATCTGACTCTTGTTCAAAAGTGGGACAATCCTGTGGTAGGTGGATTTTAACCCCTATTAATTAGGTCTCTCTATTTTCTATTTTAGGACTCTAAAATAAAAAGGAAAAAAGGAAAATAAAAAAATATTTTATTCTAACTACGCCTAACTAAAATCTAACTACCTAACTATCTTTCGCCTTCTAAAAATTCATTGTAGTCGTGCATACAATCGCAACATACGACCCTGTGATTTAATTCTTTTATAGTGATATACTCTTCATCTTCACATTTTTGTCCGCAGTCGTGGCAGATTAGCACTTCAATATTTGAATCCATTGATATAATTTCTGTTTTAGTGTTGTCGCTCATCTTTCGGTATAGTATATAGGTTCTACAATAAATAAAAAAAACATCTCAATTTTTTTTTATTTACTATTTAAAATATAGTTACTAAAAATTTATAATGACAGACCTTTCTAACCCCCACTAAAAGGTTCTCTCTAATTTCTATTTTTAATCTATAAAATAAAAAGGAAAAAAGGAAAATAAAAAAATATTTTTATTCTAACTACGCCTAACTAAAATCTAACCTTTATTTTTCTTCTTTAATAGCATTTAAGTCCGCTAATAGTTTTTCAAGAACCTCATCAACTTTACTTACCTTCTTGGTTTTGCTACTAACAGCCCCGTGTTTGTCACGCTTGTGCTTGTATATATATCCTCTTGGATATTCGTTTCCACAAGTTTCGCAAGTGACATCTTCAAGTTGGTAATTGTCCCTACGTTCTCTGTCGTGTTTATTACTTACGGCTTTTGCACTAACAATACACTCGTCAATGGTCGCCATTATTTTCTTGGAATATTCGCAGTCATATTTCACAAGACGTTTCTTGAGATTTATTAATTTGTGATAATTTAATTGTTCCATACTATATATGCAGTTGGTAATATATTTAAAATTCATTTCAATTTTATAAAAATTAATATATATTTTACTATCAATTTTTTTTTACTAAATATTTATAAAGACAGACCTATTTAACCTATACTAAATAGGTCTGTCTATACTGGGACTATAGATTATTACAGAAATAATATACAAGTAAATCATTATATAATATAATCGCAAGTGATTTAGATTATTTCATATCAAAAATATAATCTTTATATACTTTTCTGATTTAATTAATTAATTAATACATATATAATCTATATATAATAAGAAATAATCTATATAAAGATAAAATGATATAATCTATATATATATGAGAGTTCTATTTTATATTATTACCTGTAATAATCCAGATTGTCAGTTATTCTATATAGGTAAGACTAATGATATAATAAATAGAATGAGGGTTCATCAACATTTTTGCACTAAATTACCAGAACAAAAATTATATAAGGTTATTAATAATAACGGGGGGTGGAAAAATTGGTCGTATAATATAATTGATGACGGAGAGTTTAATGATGAACCTGCATCACTAATAAGAGAGTGTGAGATATACGATTTATTACAACCATCATTAAATAGTATGCGACCTATTCGTTTGCCTCTTGATAATCCTATTCACAAAATTAAAGCCAGAGACGCAGTTCGTAGATTTCGTGCTAAAAATAAATAATCTAAATCATTTGTGATATTTTTCCTTTTTTGTTTTATATTTTAGGTCTTAAAATATAAAAATAGAGAGAACCTTTTAGTAGGGGTTAAATAGTATGACCACATACTGAACAACAATGGTCAATTAGGTCACCTTTTTTTTTACCTTTAAATAAAAATTTACTACCACTCTTGGGTCGGCTTTTAATAAATTCTTTTAATTGTTTAACTTTCATCTTTTTAAAATACCCCTTTCCAATCATCGTATCTTCTGGTAATCTGTCTAAAACGTCTGTCTTGTGTTCTGCTACTGGGTCGTAGGATTGTGATGGAATTGTGAATTGGTTTTTTCCTGATTCTAACGGAAGCAATGACGATACTGGGTCTAAACTTGACCTTATATCATACTGGGTATCTTGGGGTTTTTTTTTAAAAGGATTAATTAAATCAATCGGAGGAATAAACTTGTTGAGTGTGATTATTTCTTTACTATCTCTACCCACCTCAGAGGCTATTTTTCCCGACAGGCTGTGACCCAGTGTGCTTACATTCTTCGCACCATATTTCTTTTCTGCTTCTTTCTGTATCTTCTTGGCGTGTTTAAAACGGCTGGATGTTGATATATCATACCCCGAAAGTGCTTTCAGGTCGTTCCCCCAGTCGTGCATTCCCTGTGTTCCACGATGGACTACATATACCTCATTCGTCCCGTTTTTTACATATACCTGAACCCGCTGTCCGCTCAATGATTTATCTACATTATATTCGTTATAATCTCTCGGCTCTTTTGAATCGTAAGATTGTTTTAATAATCCTTTTAAATCTGGGGCTGATATTTTACCGCCCTTTTTAAACGGGGGTAAATTGGTCTGTCCTTTTATTATTTGTTTAAGGTCTATTTGTTCTTTTAGATTAATAGGGTCTATTTCATCGGGCGTTAAAGGTGTATCTTTTGATATTCTTTTTGTAGGACGTAATACAGGATAGCCTTTATCATCACCTATATTTTTCCAACTCTCGGAGAACCATCGTTTTAGATTTTTCGGCTTACCATCTTCGCTGTATGTCCCCCCTAATTCTTTGTATTTTTTTACAATAAATCCACTCTTAAATGCACTAGGTTTAGGGTAGGTTTCATCGGCTATTTTTTTAACCTTATTATACAAATTTTGATTATTTATTATAGAACCACCAACCTGTAGTTCCTTGTATTCAAACATTATATTATATATCTATAAAAATCTTCTTGGTAAGTCCGTTAAATCTTGAGTATTTCTAGGAGGAAATTGTCCTAAACTTGTGAATGGATTACCGAACTGAAGACCCTTGCGGTATGCGACTGCCGTGCCTCCTTTCATTACTGGTTCGTGTGAATATAATTCAGCACCTCCTATTTTTCTAAAGAAACGAGCATCTGGAATTTCTCTTATACTACGGATCGGTATTACAGGATTCACCGAATCTACAGGTCTTGGACTCATCATATCATCAAGGCGAGGAAATAAATTCATACGAACTCTTTCTACAGGCATCGTTGTAATAGGATATTTACTACCACCATACATTCCTCCTGATTTTTTGTAAGATTGAACTGCATCATTCAACATCTGTAATAGTTCTGTAAGACCTGATGTGAATTGCTGTATAACATCTAATGCACGTTGATTAAATAATTCTATCGCTAATCTATTTCTTCCTCTTGCGTTAGTTATTCGTCCTTGTAGTGTATCAACCGCATCTCCTAATTTTACGCCTAGTGATTTAACCATCACGCCAATTTCTGACACTTCCTCACTACTAAAACTATTCATATCACGCTTTAATTTTCTAACTACAAAATCACGGGTATTACTTATTTTTCCGCTCAAGTTAGACGCTGTTGAAACGAACCTATCTATAACAGTTGATGGACTCGTCGCTGCTCCACTTAATTTTATTGTTTCTCTCAAATCACTCACTCCTACATCTATTGCTTCTAACCTTTCTCTTAAATTGTCAAAAAGTTCAGGAGTCTTTGCTACAAGGGGGGCTGGTTTTTCTTCGTATTTTGTCTTTCGTCTTCTCACTACCTCTTCATTAATTTTCCTAAATGAATTGAGAGCAATATTTTTTTCGTCGTAGAATCGGGGCATATATAATGTGTTTATATTTTTTTTAATCAACAACGACATTGTTTCTTCTTATTTTTTGTAATTCGTTGTGTCTTAGTCTAATTCTTTCTTTTTCTTCTTCAGATTGATTAGCTCGTCGTATTTTTTGTAATTCATACTTACGCTCTTTGTTCCCATCTTGCTCCATATATATCTTTTGATATTCTGCTGGTAATTGCCCTGCTACAGACTTATTTACACACATTCGTTGCTTGATATATTCTCCTTCTTTGAGTCGTAATTGTTCAACGTTATCACAAGGATATTCTTCTAAAAGTTCTACGATACAATTGTCTAAACCATACTTATCAAATAAGTCGTATGAATTACATTTGTGAGTTTTACCTTGTTTCCAAGACTTATATCCTGACCGATGTTGTCCCCATCTCTGACAAAGATAATCTCTACAAGATGACCCAATGTATTCATCTCCTTCTTCGCCTACTAAACAATATATACGATATATTTTCCCTTTTTTATAATTCTTTACCATTTTTGCGGATTATATATTGCTTGTATCAATATGTTTAAGTTGTTTTTTTCAATAAAGTCCCTCTTTTTTTATTATTTTAGATGCCTCTATCATCTTAACACCTCTCTCTTTCATCACCTTTTTGACAATCTCCGCACGAACATTACGACCTCTTGGTGCAGCAGCTTTCTTACGACCAAGTCCTACTGCACTGGTCACAGCCATCTCAAATGGTTTCTGTATAACTTCACCCGCTAAATGTCCTACATTTTTTAACGCACCCAGAAAATTAATTTTCTTTTTTCTGCCTCCAGACATTCCTAAACCTACGGCAGTCTCCAATTCTTTCTGTGCGACCTTCTTTCCTACATCTACCAATACTGGTAATACGTTTTTCTTCAAAAAAGGAACTGCAGGGGCTAATACTTGTCCTACTTTTTTAAACGTATTGCGGGTTCTTCGGGCTAATCTCTGATTATAAGTTGAACCTCCTTCTTGTCCTTTACCCATTAAAGCAGGACCGAGAACATCGTGACCGAATTTAAACCCTTCATCAAATACATTAAACCCTTTTTTACCACCTACTGCACCATCTACACCTGAATATCTCGCTCCTCCACTAGATACAGCCATTCCTGAATGCATATTCATCATTGGATATGCTGAACTATTTCCAGAAGGATTATATTTCATCGGAGAAGAACCTCCTCCTACAAGAGGTTGTTCTCCGTGAAATGCTCCTAAACGGAATCCCATTGGGTTAGGATGATACGCAGGATACGCCTTCTCCCAGTGTTTGTGGTCTAATTCTTCAATAAACTTAACCATACTCCTATTGTAAGGAGCGTCGTATGTAATATTCGCTTGTGGCATTATATTATCTATATAGATAATATTATATAATTGAATTGAATATTTTTTCTATACTTTTCTCAAAAGTATATTTATAGCGTTCTGTTGAATCTAATAGCTCTTGCTGCAGTTGCGAATGTTCCTGATGCGAATGTAGCGGTAAGGGTTATCACTAAAGGAGTAATACCATTAGATATGTAGCAAAAAGATATAGGTGCATCTACTGACGAGTAATCGTCAGGTAATCCGAGTGATAAAGATATAAGAGGTGATGCTGATATTAGTGCTGCTGATACAGAGTATGTTGATCCTACACCAGCTGAACTTAAACCATTAATAACACCATCAACTCTGTATTTACCTGCTGCTAAAACAGAAGAGAATACAGTGAATGGGGTTGCGGTAACAGGAGCTCCTGCGATAGTATCGATTGAGAACTGGGGGTATGGGGTTGAAGCTGCCGACATTATATACTATATAAATATTTTTTTTTTATATTTTCGCCTAAATATATCCACTCAACCTTTCTAAAAGGTTGAACCAAATTTTGCTCCACTTTTTCAAAAGTGGATTTAAAAAGTTGATTCTAAAAGGTTGATTTAACACATCTTTGAAAGACGACCCTTTGCTCCTCCAGAATGAGCTCCTCCACTGGGTTCGCCTCCGATAAGTTTAGGTATCATTCCTCTAACTCTGCGGAATGCTTTCATCGCAGTAAGAGGCATATTGAGCATATTACCTCCTGTCATTCTCTTAATTTCCATTGACTTCATTGCGGAAGCCTGTTGAGATGTCTTTGCGTCAAGAACCATCTCCTTCGTAAGAATACCAGTATAAACTGCAGACACACCTTGTTGGGTTGTGAAAATACCGCTATTTACGCAAATCACGATAATCTCTGGCTGGATAGTGACACCATACTGGTTGCTGACATTACAGGAGAACTGGAAATTGTAATTTCCTAAAGAACCGCAAGTGATATAGTCAGGCAATGACAAATCGTAGGCAGGGTTGAGGACAAGAAGAGAACCTGTGGTTGGAATAATAAGTCCTGCACCTGTAGCATTCACATTCACCAATGCTTGTCCGCTAAACTCCTCCCAAGATTGAGTAGAACCATTCTTAATAGAAATTCTCCACAAATCATATTGAGAAGCAGACGAGAGAAGTCCCGACTGGTTATTCAAGTTGATAGAGATGCTATTAAGTGTCAAGAAAGAAGATGGGTTTCTCCAATCTTGAGATGACATTGGAACACGAACGTTGATCAGAAACAAATCTGGAATTTGATTAATCTGAAGATTGCTAGATGTAAGAGTAGCAGCAGCACCAGATATAATACTGGTTGAGTTAGCACTATTGGTAAGGTATCTTGGAAAATCCATATATGGGACAATGTTCTTGGTCTGAACTAGGTCACTTGGTTGAGTAGATAGGAATTTAAGAAGAAGGGCAGGGGCAGATGGCTGGGTGCTGATACCAATAGGGGTTGTTGATGAAAAGCCGTTAGAATTAGCAACAACTGGGGTTGCTACGTTAGGGCTGATAATACCAAGTTGGATTCCTGTGATATACTCTTCAGCAGTAGAGAAAAGACGCTTACAGGTCGCATCCACATTCAAGGTGAATGTCATATTGTTTATTCCTAAAAGACCTTGACAATTGAACTCTGGGTTACCGAAGATGAAAGGAGAAAGGAATAGAGGCTCACTCACAACAGTCTGGACGAAAATCTTCCAAGTATTCGTAGTAGCAGAAGTAGAGATGGGTGAGGAATCAGTATATACTCCACTAACGTATCTCTCAATATTAACCTCTACTGGAAAAGCACCACGAGGAACTTGGTCAATATCGTAGGAAGCGTTGTTATAAGATGCTAAAGGATTGTTGTTAGAAAGGACACCATCCGAGAACTTTCCGTAGGCTTGGTCTGGAAGAGAAGGAGTCGTAGAGTTGTATCTGTAAAGCTCTCTTGAGTCGTTCATACGAAGAAGAGATGGTAGGACATCTTGAAGATTGATAGAGCAGGTGGTGTTGTTAATTTGAGCAGTAGCAGTCGTCAAAAGAGAGTTAAAAGGAAATGCCTGAAGAGCATCTGTTAGACCATACGAAAAGACACTGTCGCCGATTGGGACTTGGTATTGGGCTACAGTGGTTGACCCTGCAGAAATAGTAAAGGAAAGACCAGTATTGATAAGAATATCACGACCAATCACCACATTTTCCGAAGGCACTTGGATTGTGAAGATAACAGAGGAGTTAGATGAAGATGTGGATGGAAATCTCTGGTAGGTAGTTTGAGAAGCACCAGATTTTACAGCAAAGTCCATATCGGAGGTAATATCGCCAATAACAGAGTCACGAACAAGGATGGTTTTAAAGTCACTCATTATATATTATATGTTAGACAATAATATATAATTTTTTACGATTTAAATCCACTTTTAAATCCACTTTTGAAAAAGTGGAGCAAAATTTGGTTCAACCTTTCTAAAAGGTTGATTCTCCTAAACTACCTTCGTTGGTTTTTTAATAAAGGCAATTTTAACAGTCACAGCTTGACCCGAACCTATCCTAAATGGAATTAGTTGCCCCGTTTTTAGTCTATAAAATATCTGTAAATCCAAGTTAAACAGGGGCTGGTTGCCGTATAGGGTAATTAGCCTATATTCTGCACTTGGGAGATATACCAGATTAGGACGATAATCGCCAGTATCAGATACTAAATCTGTTATTATATTAGCCACATCCGAATTATTACCTCCTAAAGATACCTGAAAAGAATCATTAAGGACTACAGGCGTTGATACTTGGGTTGATTGTATCGGTAATGTATTTGACGTGAATACTATAGCAGTTATTGGTGTGATATTCGCTGTCGTTGGTTTTTCTTGATACACTGTTATAGCAGTGAAGGTAGGCGGTATTGGAAGAACAGGCACTGGTTGTGGTGATATTACGTTTAGATTAATTCCTCCGATGTCTAGAATACTTAATCTAAAGTTCTTCGGAGATATTGCTGAACTATATCCTTGTAATTGAGCAGGAAGTGTTGGAAACAACTCATATAGGGGTGCATTCCAGAATACCTTAATCTCATTTAAAGCAATCGATGGGTCGTCATTATAACCCAACACATCTGCATACAATACTATACCATTACTCGTGCTGTCCCAATAGACAACTGGTGGGTAAATTGTGGGTAGAACTTGTCCAGCAGCGACTACCAGTGCGTTTAATGCAATAAAACACGTCTTGAATGCATTCGTTATTAATTGAACCAACCAAGTATAGTTGTAACAATTGTAATATCCTGTAGAATCATCTTGTAATTTATTCTGGGTCACATTCGGTGCTGCTGGTATTGGTGCTGATGCATCTTGAGGAACCCATATTATAGGGGTTGTGACGGAATATGTGACTGCTGCTATTACTATCTCTAAAGTCACACTATATATTGTTAAATTTATATTTGCTTGATTAGGAACTATAGACGGAATAAATAAGGGTAGAGTGCCTGTCTCCATCGTGAATCTAATAATGCTTAAATAATAATCCTCTGGACAATGTATAAAAGGCATCGTTCTCTGTTCATTATAATAAAATACGGGCGGGAATGTTGTTGTGCTTTGGAAATTACTCACTGTGAGGTCATAGTAAATTTGATCCGCTGATGTTGATCTCCTTTCTACATTAAATTGGCTCATACTATATTATATAATTATATTTTTTTATTATTATAAACGGGTTCTTTATTCGCTAAAGATTCTAATCGTTTCTTCTCGTTATATTTTCGTTGATATTCTCTTCTTCTTTCTCCTTCACTTCCTGCATACCTATTCTTATCTTTTTCTCTGATTACATTCCATTCTTCTTCACTCCTATTTAGTGCTAATTTTCTCATTCTTGCTGTATCTCTTTGTCTGTCTTCTTCTTTTGTAATTATAGGACGATACTTATTAATACATCCTCCTTTTTCTATCCATTCACGCTCTCTTTTTAATAATTGTTCTTTACTTTCACAAGGATAATTTTCTACCAAGTTAATATAATAATCTTTTCTGTCTATTATCTGTGTAGCAGTTGTTGTTCTCTTTTCTTTGTGCTGTGCTTTTCTTTTTGACAAACCTGATACAGTGCTACCAATATATTTTTCTTTAGTTATATTACATACAATTTCGTATATTTTTCCTTTTGAGTAATCAGGCATTCCTTATATTACCTATTCTTTCCTTTTTATACCTTTTTCTAAAATATTAATCGTCTTCGTGATTATTTAAAATATAACATTCCTTATCCGACAACACACACATTGGATGACCTTTTTGAATCGTGACCCAACGGCTATTCAGTTTCTTTATTTTTGTGATTTGTTCTTTAGATAAACCGAAATAG